TCAATGCCAAAGCCCTTGGTAGTTTGAATGAAACCGCCGTAAGCCAAGCCATTACCGTTCTCATTTGCACGATAACTAGATGCACCATAAAGATACTTAGTACCCATGAACTTAGTACCGTTAGTTTCAACAACTAAATCACCGTTTGTATCTAATGCATATTCAGGAGCTTTACCTGCCCAAGCATTTAATTGGCGACGACCACCTCTTGGCTTAGTAGTACCCACTACAGCAATACTTGATTTGTACTCAGTAGAAGATGTGTAAGCAATAGAAGCTGCTTGATGACCAAAATTAACTTCTCTAGCATAAGCATCTTCAGCAAGAACATACTTACCATTGCTAAGAACCATTAACTCTTCTACAGCTTCTTCAGGAATTAGTTCACCTGTAAGATCAAAATGAGTTAATACTGCCTTATCAATAGCATTAGCTCCACCATTTGTATCGCCGTTTAGCTTGAAAAGACTTTGTAAATCAAGGGAAAGTTTTACATCTTCTGTATAATCTGCAATTAATGCAGCTTCATTCGCATAGTGTTTGCCAATAAGATTAACCTCTTTTTGAGGAATTTTAATCTTAACGGTGCTTGTATTAATTTCAAAATTACCAATAGTCAAAGTACCTGCGGTAAAGGTTCCGCTTGCATTAGTAGCTAAATTCGCTGTACTTGCAGTTAAATTCGCTTTAACATTAACTTTAAGTCTACCGTCAGAACCAATATACTCTTCAACACTTGAAGTAGCTCCATACTCAATGCGTATATCATTTAAGCTTAAAAGAAGTCCAAGATCTCTTGACTCTGCATGTACAACAACTTCGCAGTCACTCTCAAAAGCACCTGTTTCAACTGTACTAGAAACGGGTACAGTGCCTGCAACAACATGGTCTGCTGACAGCGGATCAGGTGAAGCAAACATAGTTACATAACATTGACCATTAATAGTAGCTTTGTGAGCAGTACCCAAGTAATGCTCATCCCAAGTTTGCCACTCAGGTGCGGGTAGTCCTGATGCAGGAATTGTTTCTACATCTACATAGGCCTTATCAAAATGCATAAAATCTACAGCAACATCTTCAACGTCTGCATACATAGATTCAAACGCTGCGAATCTTTCACAGTGACTAGAGCTAATCTGACTACTACCGCCAATACTGCCTTGTGAAAAACTAGCAGAGCTAATAGTAGTACCAGCTGCAATAATTGCATCTGGAGTTACTACAAGATCAGTACTTACACTAGTACCATCAATCAAGTTTTTTAGGCTTTCTAGCTCTGAAACTGTATATACACCTCTAGCATCTTGTTCACCTAAAGTTTTAAAGGCAGCTAAACTACCAAGCTGTGCAGCAGGATTATATGAAGCCGTTTTTGAAACAATAATTTCACCGACGTCATTATTTAACTCTACTTCAAAACGTGTATCGTCAATGCTTAGAATTTCCTCACTGTCAAAGATAGGATTCTCTGTATTTGCATCAAACAAAACAACACGTTGTCTAAGGATGCTACCATCAGTATAAGGTAGGAAAGCCACTTTAACATTATCAAAGTTTGAAGAAGCTCCACGCTCTACAGGTGAAATTCGAACAAGAATTTCTTTTTCAGCAGAGTCTGCAATATCTTTTTCGATGATAAAGTGAGATTGCTTACCACCAACACGAATAGCAAAAATATTTAGATCAGTGCTGTTTGCTACTTGTGAAGCAGCTTTTACAAGATCAGAATCCTTGCCAAATGCTGCTGAAGCAACTCCAAGGTCTTGAATTAAGAAAGGAGTATTTGAACGTCCTTTCTCTGCACCAGCAGCTACGAGAACACTCTGTGATCCCAAAGCTTGAGTAATAGCTGCAAAACTACCATCAATGTAGTTTGCATCAACTCCACTTAAATTATTATATCTAGTAACCATAAAGGCTCCTTAATCTTTATTGTTGATTAAATGATTCTCAATAAAAAATGATCTTAAAGTAGAATATGCTCTCGCATCAAACTCTCTAAATCTAAGAAAAAAATGAACAGGTCTAGAAAATATACGTTGATTACCTACAGTAACATAGGTGTCAGATTTTCTTTCTTTCCAAAAGAATCTTTCCGCACCATTTTCTACAAAAACAAATGCAGTATTTATTAGTAATTTTTCAAGCCAAATAGCTCTTTTGTTTGCTAGCTTATTACTAACTGCCCAGCAGTTAAATTCAATAACATGATCTACAGGTCTAGTTTCTACTGTAACTACTTTGTTTGGCATATTTGGATCTAGATATTCATAGCTATATTTAGCTTTTCTTTGTGGCCTAGAAGTACCTTTAGTATCCATCATACCTGGCTTACGCTCTACAACTTTAAATGTAATTACTTCATTCCCATAATCATGTAGAGATTCAGGTGGATATTCTTCTATTAATTTTACAATAGAATTTTCTTTAATGTTTTTTTGAGCATTTTCTATTATAGAAGAACTTAACTCAAAAAACTTAGTTAAATCTAAAGGCTCTTCATTAGGAAGAAAATCATTTAAATTAAAATTAAAAGGATTTATCTCTTCTTGACTTATACTACTATTCATTGAATGAGCAATATTATTGTCATTATCAATAAAATTTAATATAATTTCTTGAGCCTTTTTATCTTCAATTTCTATCATTGATTCTCTCTAATTGAACTTTCTTCTCTTGCGTAAACAGCAATATATTCAATACGACCATAATCTGATCGGTATTCTTGAATTGTTTCAGGCCTATATATCGTCAATCTTTGATATGGTACTTCTAGCTTACCTTCATTATCAAGTCGTAACTCAATAATTTTGTCTTTATATGAAATTATTGTATCAAATTTAAAATAGAAGATTTTATAGTCAGTTCTAATAGAACCAGGCTCTATTCTTCTAGTTCTGTTAGCCTTACCGCCATCAGCACCAATTAAAGTAGAGTAACACCTATAAAAAGTCTCTTTCCAAATATAACCTTCACCTAAACAAAAGTCGCAGTTATTTTCTGTATTTGCTTCTTTTGTAAGCGAATTGTAACAGTTGCATTTTATATCTTTGTTTTGAGAATCTTTTTTTCTTTTACGTACAAGTACTAAATGATTGTGACTGATAGAGTTAGCATCACCAAATAAAAGTTTATTAAAGTTTTTTCTAAGATCTATCTCTTTATTATTTTTATAAAGGTTTCTTTTCATCTTCTAGGTCCTTTAGTCACACTTGTAATGTAATGCTCTGACCATCTAGTAAATCCACTCTTATATTTCTTTTCTCCAGGCTTTCTATATTTAGAGTTAGCGCTTGGTTGAGTATAATAAGTGTTCCATGGATCATGCCACTCTCTTGAAATCTTAGGATCTTTACTTGCTCCACCTTTAGTAGCAAATGTAGGACCTAATCCTTGTCCCGGTACAATAGTACCGCCTGCATTAACTACTCTCCACCATTCATCTCTTTCTAGCTTTAATTCTGCTAAAAGATCTTTGATGTTAATGTCTAATTGTCCCGATTCTATTAATAAATCACCAAGCTCTTTTCTAGAGCCACTAGGTCCACTAGTACCTGTAGGCATAGTAAGTAATCTTATTGCTGCGTCATACATTACAAATCTTGTTAAAGCATATGTGTGCCTGTCATTAACAGGTTTCTTACATGTAATATAATCAGCTTCCATCGAAGACCAATGAATAGCTAAAGCTAAAGTTTCTTCAGGTATACTTTCTGCCCAAGGACCTAGTTCCATTAGCAACATATCTGTTGAACAATAGAACGGATCGTATTCGGTACTAAATGATAAATACTCGTTAGAGCTAAGAGTAGTTCCATCTTCTGCTTCTATTGAAGATAGAAGCTCTATAACTATTAATTCATTCTTATCAAGTTCAATAAACTTAAAATCAACAGAACCTCCACCTTTTACTTCAAAGCTGTCTTCTTTAGAAACAACAGCACCATCTATAGTTACATTCCAAAGATGCTTATATTCACCTTCTAAGTCTGTACCTGTATATGAATAGTAATAGTAACCTGTATCTACATTTACAAACGTATGGTTATTGTCATCAAAAACTTCTGTATTTCCATCTGGTTTTGTTACAGTTAATGTAATGTTATCTACGTTTGTAGCTTCTTTACAGTCATTATAAAAAAGTACTCTAAGTTTTACTGTAGAATTAAGAGAAAAGCATTTCATATTAAAACTCCAAAATAATCTTATTATTTTCTATTATAATTTCTTTTGGTATTTTTTCTTCTCCACCCTTAGAGTTAAAAAATCCAGAAACCGATTGTTTAAACAATTTTATGTTATTTTGATTAACACTTTCTTGTTTAATATTTTTATTAAAAAATATTGTTATTTTATTTGTAGAAATAGAATTATTAATAGATCCATTTCTAGGTTGCATATCAATTATTCTCAAAGCTTCTCCCAAAGAAGCTTCTATGCTTTTTGGTATTACTAAACCTATATCTGATTCTGATATTACTTCAGGTTTCAACAACAAACTATCTGTAGATGTTTCAAAGCTTATTCTATAAGAGTTTGCTAGCTTTTCTTTAGGGTATACTTTTACTTTATAGATATCCCCCAAAGTATATTCCCCACCATAAAATTTTATATAACAACCTCTATTCAAGCTTCTCCATCTACTAACAGTTCTATTTGTACGCTTACTACCTGTAGGTTTACTTTCATTATCAAACCACCAAATGTATTTAGCTTCAGAACCTGAACCGGCACTAACTATTTCAATATTTAAATGTGTTTCTACTTTACCTGTATAGGAACCATAAACTTTTATTTGTTCTACATAAGTATCGTTTAAACTAGTTCCAAAAACAGTTTTCTCAGATATAGTACTGCTAGAAAACTCTTCTGTTAAAGAAGCAACTTCCTCTAAGCTTTCGCCTCTAATAAATAGCTCATAGCTACTATTTTCATTTAAGTAAGCTTTTGGTTTAGCAACTACTATTGTTTTTTATGAAACTTGTCTTTCTAAGAATACGTCTTCAATCTCATTATTATTTGCGTCTAATACGTATACTTTAATGTCTGTTTCTACTACAGAGTTTGTTCCAGACTCAATAAGTATGATTGAGTCTTTTGCAGTTTTATCATCTACTAAGTTAGTAAATTCTAGCTTAATTTCCTCCCCTATCGGAAACGTTGATGTCCCGTTCAGAGGATAACTGTTCTGAGCTGTTAAGTTTATCGACATTATTACCACCTATTTTAACTTCGATGAAATTATCTTCGTCTACTATATAATTAGGATCGGCATTCAATCTACTTTTTATATCAATTTCTTTTTGGATGCGCTCTATCTCAGTTAGTTCAGTTTTAAAAAAACTCATTATAAAAACTCCTTAAATAATAAAAGCGAGGTTTTTAGGCCCCGCTTTTATATTAAGCATATACAGTTATTTTTCAAGGAGTGAATTATTTACATATTATTTACATATTAGATGTTAGCAAGTACATCCGAATCACTTACGCTACCAATGCTGTTGAATTGAACCTTAGTGGTTCCGTCCCACAAGTTCTCAGCACGCTTAACATTCTTAAGAACGCCAACACCTTGACCCTCGTGTGCAACAGCAAAGCCGTAACGCTCACGAATCTTAACTTTAACAGTCTCAGTGTTCTCGTCACGCCATTCAACAGTAGTTGGTGCTTCATCAACAAGATGGAAACCAACGTTACCACCTGAAAGAAGGAAGATATCACCAAGTTCTGCCTCAGGATCGTAAGGACATAGAGGAGAAACAATGATCTGGAAGTTGAATGGGAAGTAACCAGGAAGCTTAGGAGCAGAAGTCATAAGCTGGCTACGCTCTAGTACAGAAGTAATAGACTCACCTTGAGCTGAACCGTTAGTACCAGTACCACGAGGATTAACAATGCTAGTACCATTGCTTGGTCCACGAGCACCCATTGCACCGTTGCTATATGGAGAAAGAGGTCCTGGGTCACCTGTGTAAGGGTTGAAGATAGAACCACCGCCATGAGCTAGCATCATGTTGCGAAGTACAGGATCTTGAATGAAGCTGTAGTAGAATAGTGGGTGCATAAGAAGAATGTTAGGAGTAAAGCCTTCTTCGCTCATGTGAGCCATAGCTCTCATAAGGTTATCCATGCTAAGAGAACCATTACCTTCTAAACCG